GATGGTCGGTCTCGAGCAATGTCGAGACCTGAGCTTAAGATTCGGAAAAGTCAGTAACTACTGTCAGAAATGACAGTTTTTAATACGGATTTGCGATAGAGCTGATCGCTATTGGGAGGAAATAAAGCTTCCTTCGTCCTTGGTCGCGTCCGTGCGACTGTCTATGCATGAAATATGCAAATCAGCATTTGCCATTCCGGAAAAGCGCAAGCAATATGCGCGTTATGCAAATACGCAACGTTTCTACCGTCCTACGAGCATTGCTCGATCGCCACGGGATCTCCCCCACGGAGCTTCACCGTCGTACCGGCGTGCCCCAATCCACCTTGTCGCGCATCCTCAGCGGGAAGATTGTCGATCCTTCGGACAAGCATATCTCGAAGATCGCCGAGTACTTCGGCATCAGCACCGACCAGTTGCGCGGACGCGCACCCGTGGCTGCCGTCCGGGATCAGGAACAGGGCACACCGCACTCCGAACTCAAGGATATAAGCCTGTGGGACGACGACACCCCCGTCGATGAAGACGAAGTGTCCGTCCCCTTTCTTCGCGAGGTTGAATTGGCTGCTGGATCAGGAAGATTCGTCATAGAAGAAAGCGAGAAGGCCAGCCTGCGTTTCGGCAAGCGTAGCCTGCGCCACAACGGCGTGCAGTTCGACCAGGCCAAGTGCGTGACGGTGCGAGGCAACAGCATGTTGCCGGTGCTGCGCGACGGGGCCACGGTCGGGGTCAACGCCGGCAAGAGCGCCATCGGCGATATCGTCGACGGCGACCTTTACGCCATCAACCACAACGGTCAACTGCGGGTGAAGCAGCTTTATCGCCTACCGACCGGGATCCGCCTGCGCAGCTTCAATCGCGACGAGCATCCGGATGAGGACTACAGCTTCCAGGAGATCCAGGAAGAGCAGATCACCATCCTCGGTCACGTCTTCTGGTGGGGCATGTACGCCCGCTAAGCGCTTCTGATTGAGAAAAAACCCACAGGTATGTGGGTTTTTTTTCGACCGCAAAAAAGCCACAGCCCTTGATCTGCATGGCTCCCATGCATTTACGCAAGTGGAGTGCATAAATAAATGCATTTGTGCATTGACTGTATATGCATACATGCATATTCTTTGTCTCAAGCCGGCCAGAAAGGTCGGTGACAGGCAGAGATGCCAGGGGCAACCCACCGCTCTTTAGTCGTACCGCTTCAAAGAACAGGCAGCGATGAACCGGCCTTAACGGTTCAGAGGGTTGGCAACTGACCCGGGTGTGCAGCGTAAAGCACCGTAAGCAGTTATCCGGCGGACAGGGTCGCGGTCGGAAAAACAATTTGAATCGATCCGTACCGCGCCAGTAGCGCCGAAAGATCAGGTGTCCGACCGCAGCCGCCAGCGCCGAAAGCGCGAGCGACTCCAGGGCAGGGCATCAGGACCGCATTACTGAAAAGCCTGGGCGACCGGGCTTTTTGGAATGCCCACCGAACGCGGGCTCTCAAGAGAACCCTTCACCTTGAACAACAAGCCCAAACCATCACCGGCCAATGAATGGCCCTTTTTTATTGCAGGAGGCGTGACATGACGAGCGAGCAACAAGCGTTGGTGGACATGCCTATCTGGCTGGTCATCTTGCTGGCTGTGGTCGGCGGGGTTTCCGGAGAAATGTGGCGCGCCGACAAGGACGGTGCCCGCGGCTGGGTGCTGCTGCGGCGTCTGGTGCTGCGCTCCGGGGCCTGCATGGTCTGTGGCGTGTCGACCATCATGCTGCTGTATGCCGCTGGCGTGTCGATCTGGACCGCCGGTGCCTTTGGCTGCTTGACCGCGATGGCCGGTGCGGATGCCGCCATCGGCATTTACGAGCGCTGGGCGGCTAAACGCTTGGGGATCGATGAAGTGCCTCCACCGGAGGCCAAGCCGGAACAATAGCCGGACAGAAACCCGAACAAAGCAGCCATAACCACCTCGGATTCCACCAATGGACTGGAGCCACCGGGCCCGAGAACAGGGTCCAGCCCGCAAGGACGCGGGCTTTCTGGAGGCGAATGATCGCCTGTCGAACCCGTCAATCGACGGGTTTTTTATTATCCGGTGAACCCCCATGAACATCACCCCGATTCTCACGCAACTACGTGCTCAATGCCCCAGTCTTGCCAATCACATTTCCACCGGCCTTGACCTCGACCTGTTGCAAAGCAACACCACGCTGCAAACCCCGGCGGCCTTCGTCACCGTGATGACCGACCTGGCAAGCACGGACGCCTCACAAAACGTCACCCGCCAGACCCTGACCGACCGCCTGGAACTGACCCTGGTACTCGACGCCAGCAACGGCGCCCAAGCCTTCGACCAACTTCACAGCCTGCGCGCCGAACTCTGGCGGGCCCTGGTCGGTTTCAAACCCGACACCTATTACAACCCCATCGAATACGACGGCGGCGAGCTGATCTCGATCAACGCCAGCCACCTGCTCTATAGCCTGCATTTCTTCGCCGAATTCCAATTGGGGCGCAATCGCTCCACGGACCCGGCCGAAACCTGGCATGAGCGTGAATTGGACGGCTTGCCGTCTTTTACCGGGGTCACGGTGAAGGTCGATGCCATCGATCCCGCCGACCCCAATCTGCACCGCCCAGGCCCCGACGGGCGCCTGGAGCTGACTTTCTCTGGAGACGTAACGCAATGACCCAACGCATCACCGTAGTGCCGGCCCCAGGCCGCGCCGTACCGGATCTGGAAGCCGGCGACCTGCTACCGCTCGAAGGCCGTGAAGTCGCCGACAGCGCCTGGTGGCGCCGTCGTCTGGCCGATGGCGATATCACCCTCAACGCCGTGCAAGCGGCACAACCACAGGATGCCCAATAATGGCTATCGGATTCAGCAACATCCCCGCGGACCTGCGTGTTCCGCTGTTCTACGCCGAAATGGACAACTCGGCTGCCAATAGCGCGTCGTCGACCCTGCGTGGCCTGATCGTCGCCCAGGTCAACGACAACGCCACCAGCACCGACATCGGTAAACTGGTGCTGGTTTCCAGCGTTGCCCTGGCGAAAAGCTTGGGTGGCCAGGGCTCGATGCTCGCCTCGATGTACGACACCTGGCGCAAGACCGATCCGGTCGGCGAGATCTGGTGCCTGCCGCTGCAAAATACCGTGGGCAGCATCGCCAAGGCCGATCTGAAACTGACTGGCGCCGCCACCGAAAGCGGCGTGCTCAACCTGTATGTCGGCGGTGTGCGGGTCCAGGCCGCCGTGGTCAACGGTGCGACCGCCGCCCAGGCAGCCACCACTCTGGCGCTGCAAGTCAACGCTGCGATCGACCTGCCGGTCAGCGCCGTAGCCGTCGACGGCACTGTGACCCTGACCTGCAAATGGACCGGTGACAGCGGCAACGACATCAGCCTGCAGTTCAACCGCCTGGGCAAGAGCAATGGCGAGCAGACCCCAGCCGGCCTGACCATCGTCCCCGCGCCAATGGCCGGTGGCACCGGTGTGCCGGACCAGGTTGCCGCCCTCGCGGCACTCGGCGACGAGCCGTTCGAATTCATCTGCCAGCCGTGGTCCGATGTGGCAACCCTGAATGCCTGGCAATCGGCGATGGACGACAGCGTCGGTCGCTGGTCCTGGTCCAAGCAGCTGTTCGGCCATGTCTACACCGCCAAGCGCGGCACCGTCGGCACCCTGGTGGCCGCCGGTCAAACCCGCAACGACCAGCACGTGACCATCCTGGCCATGGAGCCGGGCGTGCCACAACCGTTCTGGGTCCAGGCCGCTGCCTTGGCCGCGCGTACTTCGGTGTTCATCTCCGCCGACGCCAGCCGTCCGACCCAGAGCGGCAGCCTGGCGGGTATCGATCCGGCTGCGGCCAGCGAGCGTTTCACCCTGACCGAGCGTCAGTCGCTGCTCAGCTACGGTCTGGCCACTGCTTACTACGAAGGCGGTTACGTGCGCATCCAGCGGGCGATCACCACCTACCAGAAAAACGCTTACGGTCAGGCTGACAACTCCTACCTGGACAGCGAGACCATGCACCAGTCGGCCTTTATCGTGCGCCGCCTGCAAAGCGTGATCACCAGCAAGTACGGGCGCCACAAGCTCGCAGACGATGGCACCCGCTTCGGCGCCGGCCAGCCGATCATCACCCCGAGCACCATCCGCGGCGAGCTGATCGCCCAGTACGCCAAGCTCGAACTGGAAGGTCATGTGGAGAACGCCGAAATGTTCGCCGATCACCTGGTCGTCGAGCGCGACAGCCAGGACCCGAGCCGGGTCAACGTGCTGTTCCCGCCGGATTACATCAACGGCCTGCGTGTGTTCGCGCTGCTCAACCAGTTCCGCCTGCAGTACGACGCGGCGGCCTGATCGGCTGCCCACACTGCGTAACCCCAGCCCGCTCGATGCGGGCTTTTTATTGCAAGGAGATACACCATGGGTCAACTGATTGCGGGCACCTGCTACGTCAAAGTGGACGGCGCTCAACTGACTATCAATGGCGGCTGCGAAGCCCCGCTGATGTTCGTCAAACGGGAAACGGTCGTGCCGGGTTTCTACAAGGAAACCGACGTCGCCCCAACTTTCGCGGTAACCGCGTTGTACACGCCGGACTTCCCGCTCAAGCAACTGGTCGCTGGCACCGACATGACCGTCACCTGCGAATTCAGCAATGGCAAGGTCTACGTCCTGGCCGGTGCCTATCTGAGCGACACCCCGTCTGCCAAGGGTGACGACGCCACCATCGCGCTGAAATTCGAAGGCATCAAGGGGACCTGGCAATGACTGATCCGGTGAAGTTGCAGGTGCCCATCGAGGCCCACGGCGAACCCCTGAACGAACTCACCCTGCGCCGTCCGACGGTGCAGGAAGTGCGGGCGATCAAGGCACTGCCGTACAAGATCGACAAGGGCGAAGACGTCAGCCTCGACATGGATGTCGCGGCCAAGTACATCGCGGTCTGCGCCGGCATCCCGCCGTCGTCGGTCAACCAGCTGGACCTGTCCGACCTCAATACCTTGAGCTGGGCGGTGGCGGGTTTTTTCATGAGTGCGGCATCGCAGCCATCGGCGAGCTGATTGCGGTCGCCTATGACCTGGCCTGGTTCTGGAAGGTTGACCCCGAACAGATGATGGCCAGGCCACTGGATGTGCTCCGGGAATCCCTGGAGCACGCGCAACGGATCAATGCGATGCAGCAGGTGCAGTGATGGCTACGACCAATAATACGCTCACGGCAAATCCCCAGACGACGGTGAACATGGCCCTTGTCGTGAATGGCGTCCAGAAAATGGACGACGACATGTCAGGGGTCAGCAAGAAAGTCGAAAGTTTCAAAAAGAGCCTGGAGGACAGCGGCCTGGGCGAGCTGGATCTCTCGGAGTTGTTCAAGGGCGAAGGCCTGGCGGCGCCTTTTGTCGAAGGTGTCAAGTCAGCGATAGAGGCAGAAAACACGCTGGCCAAGGCCCGCAAGGGGGCCGAGGGATCTGATTTAGGACCCACGGCAAAGAATCTGGCCAGTTTGAGTGAGGCAGTCGACAAGGTTTCCCTGAAATTCGGCCAGGGGTTGTTGCCTGTCGTGAATTCCGTAGTGACGGCGTTGGTGCCGCTGGTGAGCCGCGTTGCCGAGTTCGTGGCGGCCAATCCGAATCTGGTCCAAGGCCTGGCAGCGGGGGCGGTGGCGTTCACCGTCCTGCAAGGTGCGGTGGCCGGGGTGGCGGCGGTGGTGGGTGTGCTCGCTTCGCCGATCGGTTTGGTCGTGGTGGGCTTTGCCCTTGCCGCGGCGCTGATCGTGGCTTACTGGAAACCGATTTCAGGCTTTTTCATTGGGCTTTGGGGCGACATCAAAGGCATGACGGCCAGCTTCATGTCTGGGCTGCAGGCGGTGCTCGATTGGTCGCCAATGCCGATGATTACCGCGGGCTGGGAGACGATCAGCGTATTTTTCACCGGCCTTTGGGAGTCGATCACGACGGCAGCTACTTCGGTGTTCGACTTTTTCAAGGAGCTGTTTTCCTGGACGCCGCTGGGGCTGGTCATCGACAACTGGGGGCCTGTAACGGGGCTCTTCGATTCGATCTGGCGATTGCTCAAGGCCTTGGCCGTGCCGGTGATGGACTTTCTCAAGGGCGTGTTCGACTGGTCGCCGCTGGGGATGGTCGTCAATAACTGGGGGGCGATCAGCGATTTTTTCGGGGGGCTCTGGGACGCGATCAAAATCGCCAGTGCACCGGTGATGGACTTCCTCAAGGAGGTGTTCGACTGGTCGCCACTGGGGATGGTCGTCAATAACTGGGGGGAGATCAGCGCGTTTTTCGGCGAGCTCTGGGACGGGATCAAAGCGGCGAGCGCACCGGTGGTGGACTTCCTCAAGATGTTGTTCGACTGGTCGCCACTGGGGATGGTCGTCAATAACTGGGGCGCTATCAGCGCTTTCTTCGACTCGATCTGGGCTGCGCTGCAAGACCCTGCGCAGTTGCTCAAGGACTTCTTCCAGACCTTGTTCGACTGGTCTCCCGTCGGGCTGATCGTCGCCAACTGGGAACCCATCAGCAAGGTTTTTTCTGCCTTGTGGGACGTACTGCAAAGCCTGGCGACACCCGTCATGGACTTTTTCCAGACGATGTTCGACTGGTCGCCACTGGGGATGATCATCAAGAACTGGGATCCGATTGTCGCCTGGTTCGCTGGCTGGTGGAGCAAGTTGCAAACCTTTATCACGCCGATCAAGGAGTTGTTCAGTGGTGGTTTCGGTGACTTTGTCGCCAAGGTCACCGGCAAGGTCGATGGCCTGGCGCAGCAACAAGAGGCCAGCAACGCCAAGGCGGCCAATGACGGCGGTTCTTCTTTCTGGAACTGGGGCGATTCGTCGAGCAGTACTGACTCCGGTCTGACGAGCAACGGCAGCGGCCTTGTCCAACAAACCGCCGCCAACAACCGCACGCAACTCGAAGGCGGCTTGACCGTGAACTTCAAGGACGCGCCAGCGGGCTTGCGCGTCGACCAAGCGCAAACCAATCAACCGGGCCTGGACCTGACGCCTCGCGTCGGTTATCGCTCGCTTTCCTACGGAGGTGCCTATGGCGACTAGCTGGCGTGATCGTTTGTTGCCGGCGTCGTTTCGCGGCGTGCCCTTCTGGGTCGACCAGGCGAAAAACCCGGTCGGCCAGAAAGGCCAGCTGCATGAATACCCGCAGCGCGACCGGTCGTTTTTTGAAGGTCTCGGCCAGCAGTCGAAGATCTATGAGCTGACCGCCTTTATCGTTGGCGCCGATTGCCTTGAGAAGCGTGACGCGCTGCTCAAGGCGCTGGAGGAGGGCAGTGGCGAACTGGTTCACCCGTGGCAGGGACGGATGCAGGTCAAGGTCGGCGAATGCGACATGACCCAGACCCGCAAGGATGGCGGGTTGGTGACCTTCAGCCTGAAGTTCTATCCGGATGAACCGCTGCCGTTCCCCAAGGCTGTCGTCAACACCCAGAAGCAATTGCAGGTGGCGTCGGACAAATTGCTCGACACTTCGGTGGCGCGTTTCGATGGGGCGATGTCGCAGATCAACCAGGCGCGGATCGGCCTGGAAAACCTGCGCAAGGGGATTACCTCGGCCTACCAGGCGATCGAGCACGAGTTGCAGCCACTGATCAATACGTACGCGAATATCTATGCCCTGGTTCGCACCATCAAGGAGTTCCCCCAGCAAGTGAGTGCCGCGGTTAAAAGCGTGCTGGGAGAATTCAACGGATTGGTGGGTGAAGTCAAAAGCGTTGTGGGCGAAGTCCGAGGCTTGAAAGACTTTGCCGTCCAGGGCTATCACGGAATGCTGGCCGATCTCTCGAAACAGGTCGAGGACGCCAAGTCCCTCGACGCCTCGCAACTGACCATTGGCAAGGACTCCGCCGCGGCCTCACAGGCCACGGTGAACCTGATCCAGGATGCCTTGCTGGTCCAGATCTCCCAGTTCGTGTCAATGATCCCGGTGGCGACGCCGGCGGTGAAACTGACGACCACGCCGTCGCTGGCGCAACAAGCCCAGCAGCCGGTGCAACGCGCCGATGTGCCAGTGGTCGACGATGTGCTGGCGCTGCGTGACAGCCTCAACGATGTGATCTGGCAGGCGGCGCTCAAGGCCGACGCGGTGCAGTACCAGGCACTCAGTACTGTCCGCCAGGCGCTGACGCAGCATCTCAACGCGGTGGCGTCCAACGGGGTGCCGCTGGTTGACCTGACGCCCAAGAGCACCCAGCCGGCCCTGGTCGTGGCTTACCAGAAACTCGGTGATGCCACGCGAGTGGGTGAAGTGGTGCAGCGCAACCGGATTTCGCACCCCGGTTTCATACCGCCGGTGCCGTTGCAGGTCTCCAAGGAGTAAGTCATGAACGACATCGACAACGCCGTCGTCCTGTTGGTCGACGGCCTGAGTTATGAGGGCTGGAAGACCATCGAGATCACGGCCGATCTCGAGCGTCAGTTCCGTACCTTCAAGCTCGGTATCACCTGGAAATGGCCGGGACAGACCCAGGCCCTGCCGATCAAGGCCGGTGCCCGTTGTTCGGTCATGATCGGCTGCGATCAGGTCCTGACCGGTTACGTGTTCAAGGCGCCCATCAGCTATGACGGCAATCAGATCAGCCTGACCGTCGAGGGCAGTTCGCTGACCCAGGACCTGGTGGATTGCGCGGCCATCAACCAGCCGAGCCAATGGCGTGAACAGAGCCTGCTGAAGATCGTCGAGGCGCTGGCCAAACCCTACAAGATCACTGTGCGCAGTGAAATCCCGGAAACCAGCAAACTGCAAACCCACAGCATCGTGCCGGGTGAGACGGTGTTCAAGTCCATCGATCGGTTGCTGACCTTGTATCGGGTGTTCTCCACCGATGACGCGGCCGGCAACCTGGTACTCGCCAAGCCCGGAAGTGCCGGGAAGGCGACCGATGTACTGGAGCTGGGCAAGAATATTCTTTCTGCCAATACGGCGAGGGACTACAGCGCGGTGTTCTCCGAGTACCGGGTGATCGGCCAGCACAAGGGCAGCGACCAGAGCAGCGGCAGTGCAGTGAGCGAAGTCTCCGGGGTGTCCAGCGAGACCAGCCCGGATCGTAAACGCGTGACGGTGATCAGCGAAAGCGCGCAGATCACTCCGGTGCTGGCCCAGCAACGGGCTGACTGGGAACGGGCGACACGCCGCGCCAAGGCCCTGACGACCACCTACACCGTGCAGGGCTGGCGACAGTCCAACGGTGACCTGTGGCGGCACAACCTGACCGTGCGGGTGAAGGATCCGGTGCTGGACGTGGACCAGGACATGCTCATCTCCAAGGTGACGTATTCGTTGTCCGCACAGGGCTCGATCACCACCCTGGTGGTGGCGCCGCCGCAGGTCTTCGATGCCACACCGGCACCGGCAAAGGCCAAGAAGTAATCACCTCGTTTGCCCAAGGAACTCCCATGAGCCTACTGACACGCCTGCTGGCGCGCGGCACTGTCGTGCTCGCCAACTCGGCCAACAAACTGCAATCGCTGCAAATGCGCCTGACCGCCGGTGAAGTGAACGACGACATGGAGCACTTCGAGCCCTACGGCTTCACCAGCAACCCGCTGGCCGGCGCCGAAGGCATCGCCACCTTTCTCGGCGGCGACCGTTCCCACGCTATCGTCCTGGTGGTCGCCGACCGCCGTTATCGCCTGCAGAACCTCGCCCCCGGCGAAATCGCCCTCTACACCGATGAAGGCGACAAGATCCACTTCAAGCGCGGCCGGATCATCGATATCGAAACCGGCACCCTGAACATCCGTGCCGGTACCGCGGTGAACATCGATACGCCGAGCCTGACCCAGACCGGCAAGATCGTCTCCCAGGGCGATCAGGTCGCCGGCGGCATCAGCCAGATGAAACATGTGCACGGCGGCATTCAGCCGGGTAACGGCCAGACCGGCGCGCCGACGGGAGGTGCCTGATGTTCGTGTCCAACGACCTGAAGACGGCGCTGACCCGTTCGGTGCTGATCAGCCTGTTTACCTGGCGTCGCGCCAATACCGATGACCCGATCGATGACGATGAGCGTTTTGGTTGGTGGGGCGACAGTTTTCCCTCGGTGACCGACGACCGTATCGGTTCGCGGCTGTGGCTGTTGCGGCGGGTCAAGCTCACCGCGCAGACCCAGCTCGACGCCGAGTTCTATGCCCGCGAAGCCTTGCAATGGCTGCTCGACGACGGCCATTGCAGCGCCATCGACATTCAAACCGAACGGCTCGACGCCCAGCGACTGAACCTGCGTACGGTTCTGACCCTGGCCAGCGGCGAGCGCCTGGATATCAACCCGAACCATAGTTGGCAGGTGACTTATGCCGTTTGAAACCCCTTCGCTACCGGTGTTGATCAACCGCACCCAAGGCGACCTGGCCAGCGATTCGCTGCGCCAGTCCGATGCACAGGTCCTGGCCCGCACCCTGAGTGGCGCGGCCTTTGGCCTCTACGGCTACCTCGACTGGATCGCCGATCAGATCCTGCCCGACACCGCCGATGACACCACCCTGGAACGTATTGCCGCACTGCGTTTGCATCAACCCCGCAAGGCGGCGCAAGCGGCCAGCGGCAGCGTCAGCTATACCGCTGCGGCGGGGGCAGTGCTTGATGCCGGGACCTTGCTGCAGACCAGTGATGGGCGCAGTTACACCGTGACGGTTGGTGGCACCACCAGCGGCGGGACCAATACCGCGCAGATCCAGGCGCTGGATGCCGGCAGCCTGGGGAATGGCGATGCCGGCCTGACGCTGTTTCCGGTACAGCCGGTGCAAGGGATCGGTAATACCTTCACGGTGCTGGACCCGGGCTTGGGCGGTGGTGTCGCGGCGGAAAGTATCGAGTCGTTGCGGGCTCGGGTGATCAGTTCCTATCGCATCATCCCCAACGGCGGTTCGGCGGCTGACTACGAAACCTGGGCACTGGAATGTCCGGGGATTACCCGGGCCTGGTGTCGTGGCAGCTACCTGGGGCCGGGCACCGTCGGCTTGTTCGTGATGCGCGACGACGATCCGGTGCCGCTGCCGGATGACGGGCAACTGGCGTTGGTCCAGGCCTATATCGATCCGTTGCGCCCGGTGACCGCCGAGTTGCATGTGCTGGCGCCGGTGTTGGTCCCGGTGACCTACACCTTGCGCCTGATCCCGGATACCACCGCCATCCGCGCTGCCGTCGAGGCTGAGTTGCAGGACCTGCATGATCGTGAGGCTGGCCTGGGCGACACGTTGTTGCTGACTCATATCGCCGAGTCCATCAGCAGTGCCAGCGGCGAGCAGGACCACCTGCTGGTCTCGCCATCCGCCGATGTGGCGGCAGCCACCAATCAGTTGCTGACCTTCGGAGGTTGCGTATGGCTGGAGTAAGAACGGCCGAGCAATACCAGGAGCAACTGCGCAGCCTGCTGCCGGCGGGCCCGGCCTGGGACCCGGAGCAAGTGCCGGAGATCCAGCAGGTGCTGCTGGGTATCGCCCAGGAACTGGCGCGGGTTGATGCCCGGGCCGTGGACCTGATCAACGAAGTGGACCCGGTGACGGTCAGCGAACTGGTGCCGGATTGGGAGCGGGTGATGAACCTGCCCGATCCGTGCCTGGGGCCTACTCCCTTGTTCGACGATCGCCGTGTGGCAGTGCGTCGGCGGCTGTTGGCGGTGGGTGACCAGAGCATCGGTTACTTCATCGATATCGCCCGTAGTCAGGGATATCCGAATGCCAGTGTGACCGAGTTGCAGGCCCCACGCATGGGGCAAGGACGCTTTGGCAACGCGCACTTCGGCACCTGGCAGGCGCAGTTCATGTGGACGCTCAACACTGGCGGTCGACTGCTCCTGGGCCGGCGTTTCGGTGCGAGTTACTGGGGCGAGCGTTTTGGCGCCAACCCCGGCAGCGCCTTGGAGTGTCTGATACATCGCGCCGCACCCGCACACACGCTTGTGCACATCAATTATGACTAGAGGATAGACGCGTGGATTATCCTAAAAGCGTGCCCAGCGCCGGGTTGGTGAATGGTAAGTTTGTCGATGAAAACCCGCTGAGTGGTTCGCCCGGCTCGCTGATTTCTGCGGTGTGGGGCAACGCGGTAACGCTGGAGATGCTCAACGTGATTCAGGGCGCCGGCCTTGCTCCGGATGAGTCTGATACCACGCAGTTGCTGGCAGCCATCCGCAAGGTTGGGCAAGCGAGTACTGGCAATTATGCTGCGGATACTGGAAGCGCTAACGTCTACATGGCTGCTTACTCACCCGCCGTCACTCAACTGGTCGACGCTACCGTCCTGCGTTTCAAGGCCGCTAACGCCAACACCGGTGCGAGCACGTTCAATCCGAACGGTATCGGGGCCAAGCCTGTTGTCGGCGGCGCGCATTCTGCGCTTCAGGGTGGTGAGATTGTCGTCAATGGTGAGGCATGGGTTCAGTACAACAGCTCCATCGGTGGCGGTGTCTGGGTCTTGATCGATGGTTCCGGAGGAGCACAACAGGTTGCCCCGGCGACCCAGAGTCAGCATTCCCTTCAGTTGGGACAGTTGGCTGGCCCCATCGGTACGACGGCGCCGCAATTCGATATCAGCCTCAAGCTGGCGACGACTGCTTTTGTACAGTCAGTTGGTTTTCAGTTCAGTGGCCTGACTGTTTTCTCCAACAATGCGGTATTGGCCGCTAGCCATGCGGGCCGGCTCATTGTCGGGGCCAGTAATTCCCCCATCAGCGTAGTGCTGCCTGCCGCTAGCAGCATGCCTTACGGATCGGTGATCAAGTTCTGGAACTACGGTCCGTCGCCAATGAACCTGGTGCGGGTGGGTTCGGACACGATTGTGACGCCATTTGTCCTTAATGGACTGTCTCTTGCCGCAGGCGATTCCCTGACGCTGGCATCCAACAGCAGCGCGATCTGGTATGCCATAGATGGCTCCGCGCAAGCCCCCTATGCCAATGCATGGCTTTCCAGTTTAGGTTCGACCGGATGGAAGCGTTATCCCGATAGCAGCAGTCCGACGGGATACCTGCTCGAACAGTGGGGCGCAAGCGGGGTCATTGTTGCTGGAGCTTCAGCGAGTGTGACGTTCCCTATGACTTTTTCTACCACGGTTTTAACGTGTTCGGTGACTCCGGTCGGCAACAGCAATAACAGCAATCCTGGAGGTGGCGTTGGCGTGGCAAGAGGCCTGAGTGGATTGACCATTTATAATTGGGCCACTGCAATTGCATTTGCATCTACTTATGTTGTAAGGGGCTACTGATATGTACGCTAAATTTAATAATAGTGATCAGCGCTGGATGTTTTCGTTTGATCAGGTTGATGAAACGTGGACTGAGTATTCCGATGCTGATCATGCCGCGTTATTTGCAACGCTGGATGCCGCATTTCCGCAGCTCATGGTGATCGGCATCGGGAGGGATGGTCTTCCAGAGGTACAGCTCCCGCCAGCCCCCCCGGTCGCGGAGTTGGAGGCGGCTGCCAGGAACTGGCGCAATGGTGTGCTGGCTCAGACTGATGGTACAGTAGCGAGACACCGCGATCAGATTGAAGTGGGTTCTGTCACCACCTTGACGGTTGAGCAATACCGCCTGCTTCAGATTTATCGGCAAGCACTGCGCAATTGGCCCGAATCAGCGGGTAGTGAGTTTCCTGCTGAGTCGGGTCGTCCGGGCCCCCCCGACTTTTTTGCGGCGCTACTCGCTGCTGTTTAGTGCGAAAAATCCAATGTTATACGTTGATTTTTTTTGCTCTTTAATTTTTGAGCGCCTCGACGCCACAGCGTGCCAGCTGCGGTGATTGCCTCCTCTGGATACTGAGGGGGTATTGGTATGTCGATGTGTCATGTGTTTCATAAAAATGATGGTTAGAGGAAATAGTAATGGATTATCCAAAAAGTGTACCCAGCGTAGGGCTGGTCGATGGAAAATTTGTAGATGACAACCCGCTGACCGGTACGCCGGGATCGTTGATTCCGGCTGAGTGGGGGAATGCGGTGACTGACGAAATTTTGTCGGTCATTCGTTCAACTAATGCTGTTCCGGCTGAAAATAACAATGCTCAGCTGACAGATGCCATTGTCAGTATTGCTGATCTGCGAGTTTCCCAAGCAATTTCAAAGTCAGTAGCCCCAGCCACTGAAATCGTTTCGGGGGTGGCGAAGGTCGCAACCCAGGCTCAGACAAATTTTGGTGTTGATGATACGACAATCGTCACGCCAAAAAAGATGGCTGGTGCAGTCCAGGGCCAGGCATTGGTTGCTTTCACTACTTCTGGCACTGCGCCCCAGTTCACGCTGTCCCCTGTGCCAGCGATTACTTCATACGTAGCGAATCAGCGATTTCAGGTGAAATTCCATTCGGGAGGTGCCGGCTCGGACAAGATGAACATCTCGGGCCTCGGCGTGAAAAGTATCATGCAATACGATACCAACGGCAACAAAGTTTCCGCTGTCATCCTGGGCCAACTGACTGATGCTGTGTATGATGGGACTGATATCGTTTTGCTCGATCAGTTGCCAAGTGCGTTTGGTGTAACTCCTCCACAATTCGATAACTCAAGCAAACTGGCGACCACCGCATTTGTTCAAGGGGTTGGGCTTCAGTTTAGCAGTGTTATCGCTCTCACTACGAATGCGACGCTTACTGCTGCACATGCAGGGGCACTGATTATTGGTAGTAGTAGTGCATCGGCAGTTGGTGTGAATTTGCCATTAAGCTCTACTATGCCTGTGAAGAGTATGATCAGGTTTTGGAACTATGGTAATGTGACGATGACTGTAACCTGTGCTGGGGCAGACACTGTTGTAACCCCGTACCTTGGGACAACGCTTTCTGTTCCGACTGGCGTGTCAATGACATTGGTTAGCGGTAACGGGAATTGGTATGTCATTGATATATCTGGTGTTGGGGTTGGGCAGACCTGGCAGAATGTTTTGGCGAGCAGGGTGGCGGGAACGACATACACAAACAGTACTGGCAGGCCGAAGCTTGTAAGTATTATAGGAGCTAATGATTCTGTCCTTCGATATCTTATTGTTGGTGGGGTTAACGTAGGTCAGTTTACGTCGATTTACTCTGGTAGTATAATTTCGACTGTTTCGGCGATTGTACCCCCGTCCACTACATACTCGGTGACTGCGGGCTTAAATATATCTGCTGGTTGGATGGAGTTAATCTAATGAAATATTACATTTTCCGATCTACAGGCGAGATTTTTGCCTACGAGTCTGACGGTTCACAGGACGCTTATATCAGCGCTGATCTTGAGCTGTTGAGCGATGACGAATTGACTGTAATTCGGACTGCTCAGGCCGCGGCCGCAGCTCCTACGCCCGAGCAGATCTTGCAGGCTGCGAATGCCAAGCGTGACGACCTACTTTCTGTTGCTGCTCTGCGCATAGCCCCTCTACAAGATGCTGTCGATTTGGATGCCGCGACCGACGCCGATACGACAAACCTGAAACTCTGGAAGCAGTATCGGGTGGCCGTCAACCGTGTATCCGAGCAGCCTGGCTTCCCCGCAACCATCGACTGGCCTGCACCACCGGCCTGATCAATACCCAGACCACCACCCGCCGCCATCGAGCGGTTTTTTTGTGCTCGGAGAAAGCCATGCCCGTTACCCAGCAGCAACTGCTGCAGATCTTCCCGAACGCCGGCGACCAAGCCGGCGTTTTTATTCCTGCGCTCAACACAGCGATGAATGATTACCAGATCGTCACCACGCAGCGCGTTGCAGCCTTCCTGGCGCAAGCTGGTCACGAGTCAGGCCAACTGCGGTCGGTGGTCGAGAACCTGAACTATGGCGCGCAGGCCCTAGTCGCCACCTGGCCCAGCCGGTTTACTCTCGACCTGGCCGCGCAGGTCGCCCGGCAGCCGCAGCAGATCGCGAACATCGTCTACGCATCGCGTATGGGTAACGGCGATGTATCGTCCGGCGACGGCTGGAACTATCGCGGTCGCGGGCTGATCCAGATCACCGGTCGCAGCAACTATCGCCAATGCAGCCTCGGCCTGTTTGGCGATGAGCGCTTGTTACAACAACCGGAACTGCTGGAGCAACCGCAATGGGCGGCCGAGTCGGCGGCCTGGTTCTGGGAGCAACAAGGGTTGAACGCACTGGCCGACGCCGATCAGTTCAACAGCATCACCCGCAAGATCAACGGCGGCCTGAACGGCCTCGAGGATCGACTGCAAATCTGGGCACGGGCGAGGGCGGTGTTATGCGCCTCCTCGACCTGATCCCGGCGCCCTGGCGTCTGGGCATTGTCGTCGCACTGCTGGCCTTGTTGGCCGGTGGGGCGGCGGCCATCGCCTGGCATGTCCAGGACTGGCGTTATGGTCAGCAACTGGAGCATCAAGCCCGGTTGCAGGCCGACACGCTCAACCAACTTTCCCTCGCCGCGGCCGCGCAACAGCGGGCCGAGCAGGACAAACGCCTGGCCCTGGAGCAACGGCTTCAGGTCAGCGATCAAACCCATTCCAAGGAACTGAACGATGTGCAACAGGATCAGGCTCGCCTGCGTGATCGTATTGCCACTGCTGATCTGCGGCTGTCAGTCCTCCTCGACGCCAACGATCCCGCCAGTGGTTGTGACGTGCCAGCCCCCGCCAGCGCCGGCGGCGTGGTTCATGCAGCCACAAGAGCCCGACTTGACCCGGCGCATGCTCAACGAATTATCGCCATCACCGACGACGGCGACCGCGCCCTGATTGCCTTGAAGGCCTGTCAGGCGTATGCCGGTGCTGTTTCCCACTGA